TTAAATAGTGATTTACTTCTATTAGTAGTTTTAACTGCTGCATGGATATTTGTAACCATATTATGAAAACAATAGTATTAGGACCGCCCGGAACAGGTAAGACTACAACTTTATTAAATGAAGTAGATAATTATCTAAAGAAAACAGATCCAGATAAAATTGGATATTTTGCATTCACTCAGAAAGCTGCATATCATGCAAGAGATGAAGCAATTAAAAAATTTAATTTAACTGAGGATGATCTTCCATACTTTAGAACTCTACATTCATTAGCATTTAGAAAATTAGGATTAAAGAAAGAGCAAGTTATGCAATCAAGTCACTATAAAGATTTAGGAAAAAAACTTGGATTTCCGGTAACTTATGCAGAACATCAAGATGTTCATGGGGGATTTTTTACTTCGGACAGTGAATTTTTACAAATTATTAATCGAGCTAAAGTAAGAAATATTACTTTGGAACAACAGTATAATAGAAGAGAACATACCCAAGACTTAGAGTTAAATAAATTATACAACATTGCTGAGGCATTAAGAATATATAAAAAAGAATATAACCTAATAGATTTTAATGACATGATTTTAGAATTTATAAAATCAGATAAGTCTCCAAAATTTGATGTTGTATTTATAGATGAGGCTCAAGATTTATCTTTAATGCAATGGGACATGACAAAATCTATTTGGAATAAGAGTGAAGATACCTTTGTTGCAGGTGATGATGACCAGGCTATTTTTAAATGGGCCGGTGCAGATGTAGATTCTTTTATAGCCTTACAAGATCAAATGATAAATCTTCCTTTAATACAATCCCACAGAATACCTATGAAAGTTCACGGCCTCGCAATGGGAATTATAAATAGAATTAAACATAGAATTAATAAAAGCTGGCACCCTAGAACTAGTGAAGGAAGCTTACACAGACATTTTGATATTGAGTCAGTAAATATGTCTTCGGGAGACTGGTTAGTTTTAGCTAGAACTAAACACATGCTAAGAGAGATAGAAGATGTTTTACATCGTAAAGGTTTATATTATGAAACTAAACATAAACGCAGTCATGAGAAAGATATTCAAGAAGCTGCTACGGACTGGGAACACTTGCGTCAGGGACAGCTATTGGCTTATAGACAGGTAGAAAAAATTTATAATTATATGACACCAGAACATGTAAATAAACCTAAGTTAAAAGGAATGACTAAGGGATCTTTTTATGGCATTGATCAATTAACTAAAGACTTTGGATTAAAGACTAAAGAAGTTTGGTATGAAGCCATGGATGACGTGGGCTCTAAAGAAATAAATTATTTAAGAAAAATGAGAAAGAACGGAGAACAATTTAATAAAAAACCACGAATAGAATTATCTACTATACACGCAGCTAAAGGAGGAGAATGTCAAAACGTAGTATTGCTTACTGATCTTACTAAAACTACTTTAGAAACATACCACAAAAATCCAGATGATGAAAATAGATTATTTTATGTGGGTGCAACACGAACAAAAGAAAATTTACATATTATAGAACCAAAGCGCGCAGAAAAAGCATTTATCATATGAGCAAGGTTTATAAAAAACAAATTGGTGGTGATCACTATCAATCGATGACTATTCAGCCATCAGAATTTATTAACAAAAATAATTTGCCTTTCGCAGAAGGAAACGCTATAAAATATTTGTGCAGACACAAACAGAAAGGACAAAAGCAAGATTTGGAAAA